ATCAAGGCCACGCACAAGGTCAGGCTGCTGGGCAACAACGCCAGGCGGCTGATGGCGTTGGGCTGGCAGCCGGCAGCGATCTGCAAGGAGCTGAGCTGCAGCAAGCAAGACCTCAAGGAAGCACTGCTAGCGACAGCAGGCGTGGCCCATGACGTGAAGGGCTTTGACCTACATGTATGCCCGCGCATGACGCCGTGGGAGGTACTTGAGGCCGAAGAGGAGGCTGCTGCTAGTTAGGGGCAACCTAAGGCACACGCCACAGGTTTAAGTCATGGCCACCGGTGCCTTTTTTAACTCGCTGGGGTATCGGTTCTATGTGAAGGCCGGCACCACCGCCAGCACCAAGCCAACCGCTAGCACCGGCATGACTGAGGTGCTGTCCCTGACCAACGCTGGTATCCAGGGCACCAGCCAGACGCAGGAAGTGCAGGACTACGGCAGCACGCTGGGCTTTACCGCTTCGCTGGTGACCACGCAGGCTTACACCATCCCCTGCGAGATGAACCTCAACCTGAATGACGCCGGTTATGCCGTCCTCAAAAATGCTGCCCTAAATGCTGCAACCGGCACCACTGTTGAGTGGTATCGTGAATCGCCCGAGATGAGTGGCACCGGCAGCCCTGAATACCACTCCGGCGTCGCCTTCGTGACCGACTTCTCGGAGTCGATTGCTGCAGGCAATGTTGCAACTGTCAGTTTTACCTTGTCGGGCTACGGCTCGTATTCCTGGTCTGCCGAGACCAACGCCTGAGCAACTTAGGTTGTCGGGTGGACAGCAGAGCGGCCAGCTGGAGATGGCCGCTTTTTTGTGTCTACAACCCGCCGATGCCGTCTAGGCGTCGCCACTGCTCAGCAAAGAAGCGATCTAGCGGTTGCTTCTCTAGGGCTGGCTTGATCCAGTTGCGGCCTGGTACCAGTGTGCCCTTGCTGGTGGTGTAGCCCGTCAAGATGAGGCCGGCATACATGAATCCGTCTTTGCTCTTGGGTTCCCATGTGAAGCGCAGCTGCGTTGCACTGGGGCGATCACGACGTTGAGAGCGCAGCAGACCGCCGAGGTCCACGATGTCGCGTGGGCTGCTGACGGTTTGCCCATTGCGGCGTTTGGTGGCACGCGGCCAACCGAACTGCGGCGTTTGGATCTCTTCCTTGAGCTGATCACCCAAGACCTTCCCGTAGGTGGTCAGGATCTGCGGCACGCGCAGCTTGAGCTGATTGGCATTCCAGCCGGTCAGCTTGAAGTTGGCCTTGACCTGAACTGGCATCAGCCCTGCACGTAGCGGGCCAGCCGGATCTTGTCGCCAATGACCTGCTGCACGGTGCTGCCAATCAGACCGGTGGTGCCGTAGGGGTAGCGGCTGTTGATCACTTCGCAGTCGATGCTGCCTTGACCGGCGAAGTTCAGAGTGCCGACCACTCCGGGCTTGATGCGTGCATCCAGTGCTTGCGGGCTGACCGCATAGCCCTCGTAGGTCTCAACTTCAGTGTCAACGCCAGGAAAGTCCGAGGCCCTGGTGCTGCCTTGACGCAGGTACAAGCTGACCGTGACTGTTTCCGTGGCCGGCACAACGTTGCCGGTGACGGGATCAGTGACTGTGCCAACGGTTGGAACCGTGAAGATTGCAGTGGCGTTGGCCAGTGCAGCGAGAGCGCTAGTCATGGCCTAGGTTCCCGCAATCAGCGGCAACTTAAGAGCACATGAAGGCGTGTTGTGGCGGAGAGTCTGGGCTCAGCTGTCTTAACAGTCAGCGTTGATGATGCCCAGCTCAAAGCAGGCCTGCAAGCTGCAGAACGTCAAGCAACAGCGACTGGCCGCGCAGTAGAAAAAGCCTTCACACCGTCCGGCAAGTCGGTGCAGACTGCTGCCAACGGTCTGCAGTATTTCATTGATACGCAGGGTCGTGCCCGTGATACGGCTGGTAAGTTTCTGACCGTTGCACAGCAGCAGGCGGCTGGGATTGAAAACGTCGGCAAAAGTGCAAAGCGGGCAAGCTTTGACATCAGCGGCCTAGGTGATGCGTTAGCTGCGATTGGTATTGGTGCTGCCGCTGCTGGGTTTCTGCGTGGCTCCGTTAATGCTGCTGTAGAACTTGAAAGTATTAGCAAGAAACTCAGCAATACGCTCGGTGAGCAAGGTGCTGGGCAGGCACTCAGTTTTACCAAGGGCTTGGCTGATCAGCTGGGCCTCAGCTTCAAAACGCTGGCCGGTAGTTTTGGCAGCTTTACAGCCGCAGCCTCGGCGGCCAATGTTCCGCTTGACCAGCAGAAAGAGCTGTTCGCTGCTGTCGCTAAGGCGGCGCAGGCTCTTGGTCTGAGCAACGATGAAATCAATGGCTCACTGCTGGCCCTGCAGCAGGTTGCAGCCAAAGGCACCGTGCAGATGGAAGAACTGCGCGGTCAGCTTGGTGAGCGCTTGCCGATTGCTTTTGGTGCTACTGCCAAAGGGCTTGGCATCACACAGCAAGAGCTAATTAAGCTCGTGGAGTCTGGAAGGCTCACAGCATCTGAGTTTTTCCCTGCTCTGACCAAAGGCCTTAATGAGCTGACAGCAGGTGCTGGTGGTTCGGCAACTGCAGCTCAGAACTTCCAAAAGCTGGCTAATGCTTTTGACGAGCTGCAGACATCCTTTGGAAAGACTTTGCTGCCAACCATTACCGAGCAGGTCAAGAACCTGACCGGTGCGTTGAGTGGGTTGCAGATTGGAATTGATGCCAACAAGCTTGGCCTTGGTGGCCTCTTTGGCAACCTTGGCCTAGTTCCAGATGCAGGCATTGAGGCCGTTGCATCGGTGCGGCAACTTGCTGAGCAGTATCAGCTGACCGCTGAGCAGGCACGGGCTCTGTTCTTTGATGCGGCCAAGCTTGAAGGTCTAACACTTACCAGCACAGGCTTTCTCCCCGACGCTAAAGGTTTGGAGCGAGCGCTAGAGCGCTTGCCGCAACTAGCCGAAGAATTCAGGGCCAAAAATAAGGATGCAGTCACAGAGCTGAAAGCACAAGCGGCAGAGGCTGCTCGTGTTGCTGCAGAGCAGAAAAAAGGACGTGACAGCGTTGAAAACATTCAAGAAGCCATTAAGGCTTTGTCTTCAGAGCAGAAGGCATTGGCGGTTGATAGTCAGCGCTATGCAGACATCTCGCAAGAGATCGTCAACAAGCAAACGCGACTCAATGAGCTGAAGAAGACCGAGGGCCAGCGTTTTGCCGAAAGTATTGCTGCTGCAAATCAGCTTCGTAGTATTCAAGAGGAGATCGCCATCCAACAGCAGCGCGGCAGCTTGACTGGTACTGGCATTGGCGCGTTACAAGCTGTCAAAGCGCTGGAGGATGCCAAACGAGCTGAGCAAGAAGCCCAGGCTGCTCTTGGTGCTGATCCTGGTAACTCCAGCCTCTTCAACGCCTCGCAGCAGGCAGCAGCCAATGTTCAGCTGGCTGCAGCTAAGACCAAGGCCGACCTTGAAGACGCTTTTAGGTCCGCACAAGATGCGGTGCGCAGCATCAGCCGCAGCATTGAGGATTCCGTCACTGCCCTGAACGCCGCACGCGGTAGCGCTGAGGGCATCAATAAGTTCATCAATCCCCAGCAAGCCCGTGAGCGGCAACAGGCTGCCAACGTGACCTTGCTGCGTGAAGCAAGCGATCTGGCTAAGCAGCTTGGCGTCACTGCCACCTTCCGGGGTGGGCTGACGCAGCGCAACAGCCAGCTCAACGAGTTCATCACAGCTGCACGGCAAGAGCTGCGTGCTCCTGAGGACATTGCACGCTCCAACTTGGATTTAGCGCGTGCTCAGAACGATCTCGCCACCGTCAACGAGTCCCTAGTCAATGTGACTACTCAGCTGGCGGAAGCGACCGCAAACCTAGCGAGTAAGGACTGGAACGTTTACGTGAACGCTCCGGCCACTGCTGATCTGCCCCGTGGCGTGGAGGTTTACCAATGAGCGTCACCATCGGCGCGTTCAGCACCAGCAAGCTGATCGCCCAGCCCTTTGGCTACGACGAGACCAACACCCGCGACGGCCTCACCGCCCGCAAGTGGACCGTCAGAGGTCTACTCACAGCAAGCGAATGGCAATCGCTGCTGAGCGTCTACAACACCTGGCGCGACGCACGCCTCACCGATGCCGACACGTTGAGCAGCGGCACGATTGGCACCACCGTCAGCCTGACCGCCAGCGCCAACGGCATCACCTGGAGCGGCATCGCCTGCTGGTTCAACAGCGCCCCCAGCGGTGATCAAGCCGGCCCTTACATCCAAGCCACCTGCGAGCTGGTGGATGCCGCCCAAGCCCTGGCGGTGCTGCTGCGGCAGGAAGAGAAGAATCGTCAGCGCAGCGAAGCGCTTGCCAATCCCAACCTCGGCACGGTGACGCTCGGCTCCGCCACGTTGACCCTGCTGGCGCCGATGGAAACCTACCAAGACACACCACAGCTGCAGCTCACCGCTAGTGGCACTCATGTGATTAACGGTGCCTTGAGCGCTACCCGTGTGCGTCGCATCCGTGGCACCACCGACAGCAGTGGTTGGAGTGCCGTGCGCAGTTGGTACGAAACCAGCGTGGCCTCCGTGCCCAGTGTGGGCGCCTGGTATCCGATCTCAGCACCCACAGCAGAAGCCGAGGTGATCATCAGCGGCGGCGCCAAGAGCACCCGCTACACGATCACCGTTGACGCTGCGGAGGTGAAGTAGATGCCCATCGACATTCGCGCCGAAGTCAGCTGCAGCCTTGGCACCGTCATCAGCGGCAGCTTTGCCGACGACTACCTGCAGGGCAACGGCCTAATCAAGACCCGTGGCGAGGTGGTGCTGGACGGCACCCAAACGCCTGAGGTCGGCACTGAGGTCACCTTCACCTACGCCAAGGCAGGCGACACCTACACAGTGCCGCGTGTGCTGCGGGTGCTGAGCAGCTTTGCCGATCCATTCCGCCGCACCACCACGGTGCAGCTGGGATGCAAGCTGACCTACCTAGAAAACCGCAAGCCGCCGGTTGAGAACCCAAGCAGCAAAGACGAGAACGCCGAAGTGCCCTGCAAGGTGTTCCTGAAGGCGACGCTGCCGATCACGGCCGAGTACGTGTTCCAGCAGTGCCTTGATGCGCTGCAGCTTGACGCCGCAAGCATCCCCCTCACCAACAAGTTCTCGGTTGAGGAGTTCGACCTGACGCCTGGCTACATCCAGGTGATGAGCGACCTGCTGCAAAGCGAGGGCTACGCGGGCTACCTCGACAGCGAGGAAACGCTGCAGTTCTTGGACCTGACCGAAGAGGCCAGCACCGGCCCTGTAATCACTCCGGCCGATGTGGTGGACCTCGGCCCGATTGGCAGCGGTGAACTGCCAGGCGAGAGCGTGGTGGTGCGCTGGAGCAACCTGCGCCTGCTGCCTCCTGATGAGCTGTACGGCGACGAATACCTCAAGCGCAGCTGGGAGATTGAGGAAGTCTTCGGCGCACCGTCTGAGGTCACGGTCAGCTACACAACTGATGAAGGCAACACAGTCAGCGACAGCGACGTTTTCTACCCGTACAGCTTTGCTGCCACTCGCTACGACGTGTGGGACCGCAAGATCGAGTCAATTTCCTACAACCTAGTTTCTTCAGCGGAGACAAACAACCGCTGGGCTAGTGATGCGTTCCGCAAGGGGCGTTTGTGGAACTTGCCCACCGCCCGCCTGACGCGAGAGGTTGTTG